CAATGCCAATGCCAAGACCTCCAATGGGAGGCGGAAACAAGGGCGGAAGGCAAAGGCCAATGCCAATGCCACGGCCAATGCCACGGCCAATGCCAATGCCTTATCCTCAACCGCCAAGAGGAGGCCCGTCTAAGGGTGGGTTCCCTCCTCCGCAAAGAAGGCCAAGTGGGCCGACTAAAGGTGGAAGGCCAGACTCTAGGTATCAGCCTACTATTCCATTTAATCCTCCCTATGGTCGTTAACTATGCCTTTGCAGAAATTTCAATTTTCTCCCGGAATCAATAAGGAAGGGACGGAGTATACAACCGATCAAGGATGGTCTGATTCCGACAAGATTCGATTTAGGCAAGGTCGCCCCGAAAAGATTGGAGGGTGGGAGAAGTTTACTACCAACACGTTTCTTGGTGTTTGCAGGTCTCTGTATACATGGGCAACTACCGGAAGCACAAAGCATACAGGGCTAGGAACAAACCTCAAGTTTTACATTAGCGAGGGCAATAAGTTTGGCGATGTAACGCCTATCAGGGAAACTACGTCTGCGGGGGATGTGACATTTGCCGTTAGCGTATCTACCCTTACAGTTACAGACGCAAATCACGGCGCGGTACTTAATGATTTTGTTACGTTCTCAGGGGCTGTAACGCTTGGAGGAACTATAACCGCGTCAGTTCTTAACCAAGAGTATCAGATAGCGTCCGTAATAAACGGAAACAGCTACACAGTTATAGCAAAAGATACGAGCGGAAACACCGTAATCGCAAACAGCAGTGACGTTAACAACGGCGGCAGTAATGTTGTAGCCGCATATCAGATAAACACGGGTCTTAACACGTTTGTCGCTAGTACAGGCTGGGGCGTTAATGCTTGGGGTAGCGGCGGGTTCGGATCGTCCTCTGCAATTAGCTCAGGCAATCAACTGCGACTTTATAGTCAAGATAACTTTGGCGAAGACCTTCTGTTTAATGTACGCGGCGGCGGCATATATTACGCAGACATATCGGCGGGAATAGATGCTAGGGCGGTGGATATTACAACATCCAGCCTAAGCCCCTCTAACGCGCCATCTATAGCCTTGCAGGTTATGGTCTCAGATATAGACAAGCATGTAATTTGCTTTGGGTCTAACCCTATAGGATCAGACATATTAGACCCTTTGTTTGTTAGGTTTTCAGATCAGGAGAGCTTTCTCGATTGGACTCCAACAGCCACCAACACAGCAGGCGGCGTTAGAATAAACTCTGGCTCTTTAATTGTTGGGGCGGTACAGACTAGACAGGAGATCCTGATATTCACCGACGAAAGCCTGCATTCGATGCGTTTTGTTGGCGCACCCTTTATATTTGAGTTCTCAACACTAAGCACCGATACATCCATGATTTCTCCGAAAGCGGCAATTAATGCGCGAGGCTCTGTGTATTTTATGGATGAGGGTGGCTTTAATGTTTACAACGGATCGGTTCAGCCCCTTCCGTGTTCGGTTAGAAACTATGTGTTTTCTAATCTTAATATAAGCCAGCAATACAAGGTATTTGCGGCTGAGAATTCTGCTCATTCGGAAGTCACTTGGTATTACCCTATAGGCACTGGCAATACAGACATAACGAATTATGTAACATATAACTATGAAGAGGGTCTCTGGTCTGTAGGAACCTTGGCTAGGGGCGCGTGGCATGATTCGGGCATGGGCGACAGTCCCATTGCAAGTAGCGTTATCACCTCATCAAACAACAACATTCTGTATAATCACGAAGTAGGGCATGACGATGACGGGTCACCGATGACCGCTTATGTGGAGTCCGGTGATCTTGAGATTGGAGATGGCGAAGGCTTTATGTTTTTGAGCAAAGTTATTCCTGATTTTTCGTTCGACGGTACTGATCCCGAAATTGAGATCACCGTTAAGGGCAGGAACTATCCGTTGCAAGATGCATCAACGCTGTCCTCTGCTACTGTTAATCAGTCAACAACAGAGTCATACTTGCGGGCAAGAGCTAGACACCCAGTGATTAGACTGGAAAGCACTGGCTCTGGATATGGCTGGAGACTAGGAACTTTAAGATTTCAGATTCGACAGGATGGTAGACGATAATGGCGATTAGAAAAACACCACTGCCCGTCCCTATGACTCAGTACAATTTGCGTAACGAGTCGTTAACAAGAAAAACTATTGAAGATGCAATCAATAGAGTTGAGGTTGATACGGTTGTGGCTAAGACTCAAGGCGATAAGGTTGGCTCTTTGGCTATGCGTAGGTTTCAGTTCTTGCTGATGGGCGCATCGTGACAGACGTTATAAAGGTACTGGGTCAGCTAGACCCTGCCGCGACAACCACTACGGTCTTGTATACTGCTCCAGACTTGGCGCAAACAACCGTTAGCTCTTTAGTTATCTGCAACAGAACAGGCTCTAGTATTACCTTTAGGGTCAGCGTACATGTTGCAGGTGCGGATGCGAACGATAAGCAATTTCTATTCTACGATCAAGCCCTTGCGGCTAACACAACTCAAACTGTAGTAATTGGTATATGCCTTGGACAGACTGATGTCATTAAGGTTTACGCCAGTGCTGTAGATGTAAGTTTTAACCTATTCGGTGTGGAGACAAGTTAATGAATAACCCTAACTCACAGATTGCTAATCAGCGACCAATGCAAAGAATGGCTGACCAGATGGCTACGCAAGGTCGGTATGGCGATAGCATGATGGTTCACATGAACCCTGTCGAGGTTCAAGGACTAGCCTCTTTGTCTCCCACAGGCTCTCTCACTAGAAACCCTATGACAGGCCAACCAGAGGCGTTTCTGCCCTTCTTGGCTCCATTGCTTGGAGGTATGCTTGGATCGGCAGGATTTACCGCTCTTGGTGGTGCGCTTGGGGCAGGGGCTTTAGGTTCTGCCGCAACTGCTCTAGGAGCTAATGCGGCTCTTGCGGGTGCTGTAGGCTCCGGTCTGGCTACAACCGCAGTGACTGGAGACTTAAAGCAGGGAATTATGTCTGGGTTAACTGGTTATGGTATTGGTTCGGCAGTAAATGCCGCATCTTCGGCACTTAATCCGGCTGTTGCAGGGGCAAAAAGTGCGCTTGCAGGCTCTGAGGCCGCTCTGGCAAATGCTAATTTAGCAACTTCGGGAGTAGAGAATCTGGCGGCTGACGCGCAAATAGCGGCACTAAAAGCTCCGATCAGCACCCAAGCTAATAGCGCGTTATCTGCCCCGCAGATGTCTCCGGTGGCAAACCCGCTTAAATCTAGTGCTGTAATGAGTTCTAGCCCGAACCCACAGATAAGCTCATCCGTGTCAACAACTATGAATCCAGAGTCAATAGCGTATAAGCAATCAATGCTTCAAGACGCTCAGGCTCAAGCAACAAGAGATATTAGCAAAAACTTCTCTAGCGACCCAATGAAATTTACCGGAGAGTTCGGAAAGAACCTAATGACGAAGGGTTCGATACTTCCCGTAGCGATTGGCGAAGGCGCAAGAGCGCAGGAGATGCTTGAAGATGACATGAGGGCAGACAGCCGAAGGCGGCAGGGAGAGAGCGAGCAGGAGTTGTCTGATGCCTATGCGGGATACAATAGTGCAGTGGCTAGAGGTAGGGCGATTAACGATATGAACCCTAACAGCATAAATCCGTACTACGGTAGCTATGAAGACAACAATCCGTACCAGTCGGCTTCTGGCGGTCAGATTAATATGATGGGCGGTGGTGTAACGTCGATTAATCCGCAAGACTATATGCGTCAGCGTCAAAACCTTGAGTCTATGGGTCAACCTGTTCGGATGTTTTCTGGTATGAACATACCTAATTTTCCGGGAATGAACAATAAAGATGCAGAGGAAGCGCAAGCTCTCGTTCGACCACCAAGGGCGGTTACTACTGAGGAGTTAGAAGCAGAGGCTAATGCGCGGGTCGCACAGGGCCAAGATCCACGGGCAGGCTTTGCTCCTGAAATGCGATACTTTAGAGAGCCACTTCCCGATCCAGTTGTAGAGCCAGATCCCGATGCTCCCGTAGAAGGTGGGGAAGGTAAAACTCCTGTATTTACGATGCCCAATAAAGGCGGTAACTTTGATTTTTCAAAAATGCCAAATGTTGCAATGCGCGGCCCTGAGACAGCTATGCGAGAAGGAAGAAATCCTGCCGGTATGGGTGGAATCGAGCAGATAGCTACAAACAAGATGATCATGGACGCAGAGAAAGCAAAGGAAAGGGCAAATCAAGCGGTAGAAGGATTGTCTAATGACTACATGAGAGACTACGGAAACTCAGTTGTCCCTATATATGGCAATCAGATGAGAGGAGGCGGCATAGTTTCTTTGCAAGAAGGCGGGATGCCGCAAATGTCTCCTGAGTTTAACAACCCTGCTACATCTCAAAACGCTATGGTTGCGGGAGCCTCAATGGCGGCTCAAGATCAAATGATGGGACAGCAAGGGCCGCAGATGAGCCAAGAAGAAATTATGTCGGTTATCTCTGAGGTTACTTCAATAGCGAAGTCAGACCCTGACGGATCGAAGGGAGACCCGCAAAGATATCAAGAGCTTTCCGCGCAACTGTTAAGGATACGAGAGCAGATAGGCGATCAGGCATTGGCTCAAATAATTAGCTCAATGACAGGTCAAGGTGCAAGTGCTGGGGTGAGCATGGAAGATATGAATGTTCAGGTTAATCCACAGCCAACTTATGATTACGCAGAAGGCGGTATGACTCAAGGATCTGAGACTGAGTTATTAAATCAAACAAGACAAGCAATTTTAGGACAGCTTTCGCCTGAACAGTCAGAGGCTGTTATTAACATGTTTGTAGATACCTACGGCAGTGAAGTCTTCGCTGAACTTCGCACATCAGTGTTACAATCGGTTGTTCCAAACGCCCAGACAGAAGGTAAAATTGAAGGTCAAGGCGGCGGTATGGATGACGAGGTTATGGGTATGATTGGAAACCAACAGCAAGTTGCTGTAAGTCCCGATGAGTATATTGTTCCCGCAGACGTAGTCTCAGGCATAGGTGACGGAAGCTCAAGTGCCGGTGCAGACCAGCTTGACGAAATGCTCGATAGAGTTAGATCGGCAAGAACAGGGACAACCCAGCAACCTTCGCCAGTTATGGCTAGGCAGGGAGGTATGTTACCCGCATGAGCAGTGTAGCTAACAAAAAACAAGAAGTCGTAAGGGATATCTCTAGGGAGCCAAGGGTCAAGAGTAAGAACGCGCCCAGAAAGATCACGCATACGATCACAATAGCTCCTACAACGTATTTAAACGCATTATGGCCTGATGTTGAGGGTCAGCTTAAACGCGCTGTAATACGCTCTAACGGGCGTTGGACAATGCCTGTGTTGTTTGACGTTATAGCAAGTGGTCAGCAACATCTATGGCTGGCGTTCAACGAAGACAAAGAGATAGATGGCGTTGGCACAACTGAGTTTGTGCAATACCCCAGCAAGAAGATGTTAGCTATACAATTCCTTGGCGGCGATCATTTTAATAGTTGGGTCTGGGACATGTTAGATAAGTTTAATAACTTTGCTAGAGAATCAGAGTGTGATGGCATTGAGGCCACTGCAAGGCAAGGTTTCTGGAAATGGTTGAGTCAGGATGACTTTAAGCAATCGTATGTTGTCTACGAGAAGAGGATTGAGAGATGAGCAAGGGCGGCGGAAGTAGCGGTACGCAAGAGGTCAAGCAGACAACAACTAACTTGCCGGAGTATGCAAGGCCGTTTTACGAAGGTCTGTTACAGAGGGCGACCACTGAGAGTGAGCGCGGCTATGACCCATACATGGGTTCTCGCCTGTCTGACTTTGACCCCTATGAAATGGATGCTATGGGCGGCATAGCTGATATGGCGTACAGAGGAGATCCCACTCAGCTTAATCAGGCTTCTGAGCTTGCGGCTAGAGTTGGATATCAAGACCCAAATCAAGCGATGAATATTGCCAATCAGTACAATCCAACTGGGCAATACTCTGGCTATTATGCGGGGGATATTGACTCTCAGTATCAAGCTGGAGATCAGCAGAATTATTATCGGGCGGGGAATATTGATAATAATTACGATGCAATGTTTCGCGGCACTCAATATCAACCTATGCAGTTTGATTCTGGATACGATCCAAGCCAAAGAGATTCCCAGTTTTACGCTGAAGACCTTTTTTCTCAGTATGCTCCTCAGACATATAATACAGGTTACGAGGTGCAAGATTTTAATCAAGGTTATCAGGCTCAAGATTACAATCAAGGCTATCAGGCTCAAGACATAAACTCAGACTATCAAGCTCAAGATTATAATCAAGGCTATCAAGCTCAAGATTATGACTCGCAATATCAAGGCAGGGATTTTGATGCAGGATATGTGGCTAGAGAGCTAGGTCAAGATTACACCGCTAGAGACTTAGAGAGCGGTTTTGATGCGGGTAGCGTAACAGACGAGGGTGTTCTTGAGCGGTACATGAACCCTTATCAGCAACTTGTTACTGATACCCAGAAGAGAGAGGCTCGGCGCGATGCAGATATAAGTGCCGCACAAACTGGATTACAGGCCGCGCAATCTGGAGGTCTTGGGGGTTATCGAGAGGCTATACTTCTTGCGGAGCAGGATCGAAACCTTCAGCAACAGTTAGGCGACATCCAAGCAACTGGTGATCAGGCGGCATACAATCAAGCATTGCAGGCGTTTGAAGCTGACCGTTCTGCGCGTGGTCAGGCAGAGACCTTTAGCCAGTCTGCCTTCAGCACCACGGAGCAGGCGCGTCAGGCTCAACAGCAGATGGCAATCTCATCCTTTGAGGCGGGAGAAAGAGCAAAACAACAGGCCGCAACATTAGGCATGACAGCACAGCAAGCAGAAGATGCCGCGCAACAGGCGAGGGAGCAGTTTGGTCAGTCTGCGTTTGGTATGTCAGATGAAGCGCGAAGAGCGCAGGAACAATTCGCGCAAAGTGCTTACGGAATGACGGATGACGCTAGAAGGTCTCAGGAGCAGTTAAGGCAGTCTGCATTTGGCTTGTCAGACGAGGCACGAAGAGCGCAAGAGCAGTTTGCCCAGAGTGGATTTGGAATGACTGAAGAGGGTCGAAGAGCGCAAGCAGGGCTTGATCAGTCAGCTTATCAAATGCTAGATGATGCAAGAAGGGCGCAAGAACAGTTCGGTCAGTCTGCGTTTGGAATGA